TCAATCCACCACCACTACGCTGCGAACCCAGCCAATCGGAAGATCCTCCACGAGGGCCCCCCACGATTGAATGGCCAGCTTGCTGCCAGCACCGACCAACGAGCCAACCAGCTCCACTCCGGCCGGTGAGACAAGCTCGACGCGAATGCTCTGGCCGGGGATCAGCCCTCTGTTCATCGCCTGAATTGCTGCCATGTTGATGACCTCGGCCATGTTCACTCACCCGCCCGGACTGCGTAGACGAATCGGTGCTCAACCCGAGCACCACGATCGGTGACCGTCGCGCCGGAGCTGATGCGCGCCGCGCGCAACCCGTCCTCCCGCGCCACCTTGCGTGCGCGACCAACCGCCTTGGCGCTGAACTCCCGGTCACGGGCCCAGCCGGGCCCACGTACGGTCACCCGAAGCATGGGCCAAGAGGCGTCAACCCACTCGTGAGAGACCTCCCACTGGGGCGCACAGCGAACGAACGCCCCCTTGCCCGGCGTAGCCTTCCCGAGCTTCGCCAGGGCGGCCACGGCCAACCCCTCCGTCGCATAGACCGTGACGCTGGTGATCCCCTCCGAGTGCCAAGCGTCGTTGCTGGTCGTAACCAGCTCGTGAGGCCACTTGGTCAGGTTGACCTTGCTACCCTCATTCATGACTCACCTCTCCAAAGGTCATGAGTCGTTCGATCAGAGGGTCCGTGGACTGCCATCCCGGACCCTCTGTGCTGCGCTGTAGCAGCGATAAGGCCCCCGCGTGGGGGTACGGGGGCCAAGTCGCTACGGCAGGGCTAACGGAGGCGCTTCACGGTGCTCTCAATACGAACCCATCCCTCCGGAAGGAGTTCGTCACGCTCCGCCAGGGTCGGCCTCCCCTCCTGCATGGTGTATCCGTCGAAGCTCTCTGTTTCTGTCCCCAACCATTCGCCCACCTGGTGGGTGGGGTTAATCTCCGCGTCAGTCACGTCCCGACCGGCAATGACCTCCACGTACCAGATGGCGTTGCCCGGGGGCGCGTTCCATTCGGTCATTCCCTCTCCCCTCGCTACGGCAGTGCGTCAGAGCACCGTCACTTCGGTGTCGGCGGCGTACTCGATGGTGTCGCCAGACGAATAGGTGACACGGACGGCGCCGTTCGGCATGTCGGCGACCGCATCCACTAGATAGGGCTGCTCGCCGCGCTCGATGATCACGCGAGAGTTGCGAGCGAGTTCAGTTGCGGTGATGGTCTCCATGTTTTGCTTCTCCCTGGTGACCGATGTCAGTCGTCATCCTGAGGCGTTCCGTCCGATGACAGCCCCTCCAGATAGTTACGGACGCCTTCCTCCCATCCGGACTTGAAGAAGTCCACCGCATCCCTCGCGATGTACCCCGGAATGTCCAGGGACGAAGGGCCCGCAAGGGGGTCCGCATCCTCTCCGGTCACGTTCTCCGAGTAGTTCGCGTGGTCCCATCCGCGGTTGCGTCCGCTCTCCAGCGCCTCGCGCTGCGCATCGGTCATGTTCGTGCTCATGCTGATCTGTCCTCTCCTGTAAGACCAAGGGGGCGCACATCAAGGTGTGCGCCCGATGGTCCGGCAGGCTAGCGGTACTGTCCGTGGTCGTGCCCCGTGACGTCCTGGCCGTCCTCAACGATCTGCACGGAGATGCCGTGCGGATTCACGGCGCCGCAAAGACGGTCGCGATCTTCGCCCATTCCGCACTTCGCAGAGCACGCCTTACGCTCTCGCTCGGCAAATGCTTCGGCATCGTTTTGGTTGTCGAACTCCCCCAGCAGATCGCCGCCCTCGTTCCACACCCTGAACTCAACGCCCATGATCAGACCCCCTCAATGCCCAGCATCTCGGCGATGTTGGCGAACATCGACGCGGCCCTGTCCTGCATGTCCTCGGAGATCTCCACGAATCCCGCCTGGGCGGCAAGGACCGTGACGATCACCTCCATGTCCGTGGGGGTGAGGCTCATTTCGTACCTCTCCGGCAGCTCACGAATCACGTGGGCCAGCATCTCCGGCGTTCCGAGCGTGTACGTGCTCATGATCAGTCTCCCTCTCCCTGTAAGACCAACAGGAGCCACGGTGACCCGTGGCTCCGATGATCCGGCAGGATCAGCGCGGCAGTGTCACTGCCTGCCGCGCATCGCTGTGGCTCTTGCCCTTCCTGGCGGCATCCAACAGGGCCTGCATGTACCCCTCCGCCTTTGCCTGCCCGAACACCGTGCCGTCCACGAAGACGTAGCGGGTCCCCAGGTTGTCGCCCGGGGTGCTGGCGTAGAGGTAGACCTCTTCACCAGTCAGGCTCTCGTACTCGTTGTTCATGTCAACCAGAGCGCTCATGCTCTCCCTCTCTCCCTGTAAGGCCAGTCGAGCCTACGGCGTGGCCGTAGGCTCTCAGGTCCGGCAGGGTCAGGCCGTTGCCTGACGGACACGGAAGGTGGTGCCATCCTCGGCCATCACCGCGTGGCCCAAGGCCAAGTCCCTCAAGTGGCCGGACATATCGCTCTGATAGAGCCCTGCCGCCAGGGCGGGGTTCCACAGCAGCTCAGCGGCCACGCGCGGGTGCGGTGCACTCCCTACCTGTCTGCACCCCATGTCGCTATCCACCTCCGCGACGTACGGCCATAGATTGGCGCGGTCCACAGCGGCCATCCCGCGGCGGGTGAGGCGCAGGCAGTCTTCAAGGTGACGGAGCCCTCTGTACCAGAAAGGCTCAACCAGCTCTGCCCTCAGTAGGTTACGAACTACGCGCCTATCGAGTGCGCGGTTCGGCCAGAATCCGCGCTCCGCGATTTGGCGCAATGCCTCCGCCTGCGCTTCGGTGCAGCTGAGGCCAGCCGCCTCAAGCGCCCTGAGCGCGATGTATGAGTTCACGCCGCGCCTCCTTCACGCAAGTCGTTCCAAAAGCCCACAGCAGCGGAAGGGGTTCCCTCGTGACACAGGTGATCCTGAACCCGAACGGCACTATCGTCCATCTCCGCCTCACCGGCGCCGATGTGTTCCGCCCAAGCGATTATTTTCGCTGTCGTCAGTGACGGAGCGCGCACGACGTACAGGTACGGTGCCTCTCCGTCACCATTGTCAATGACAATGGTGTAGTCGGTTTCGCTCATGATCCCTCTCCTAGATCACGTGCTCTCCCTGTAAGAGCAAGCCAACGGCCCGCAATGGCAGTTGCGGGCCGCTCGATACTCCGGCAGGGTCACCAGTCGGGCAGGCCCCAAGGGGCGCCATCCTCAACGTCGCGACACGGGCAGTCGGCTGCGTGTTCCGCGTCCCACTGACTGAGCACCGGCTCACCATCGACATCATGCCGGATGATCGCATACGTCATCCGGTGGCCGTTGGCCGCGAGGTACGTCCGGGTCTCCGGGGCAGTCCATTCGTGGACCATGACGTACTCACCGGTGTGGCTATTCTCGCGCTGCACGAGGAGTCGCCCGGCGGAGCGTGCGAAGTGGTACCGCACGCCGTTGATCACTCGCGAGTGACTGCGGCCCGCGGAGTGGACAATCTCATTGGTGCGTTCACCAATGACAAAGTTGCAGCATTCGGCGACGAATGCCGTCCACCCGCCCGGATAGTGCTTCTCCACGTACCGGACGGCGCGCTCGGCGCTTGCCGTGTCGCCGACCATCCCCAGGCAGTCGCTTGCCCAGTCGCGAGCCTCGGTGATCTGCTCGCCACTCGCGCTCGCCAGAATCTCATCAATGCTCATGCTCATGATCCCCTCTCCAAAAGATCACGATGAACTCATCAAGCAGGCAGGGAGAGTGTTAGGCATTTTTCGTGGAAACCCCCTTGTGAGGGGTTTCTACACCACATGGGTATGGGCTTCCGTTGGCACGGTTCTTCGCGGTACCCCGTAGCGTCCGCGCTCTCCCTGTGGCATCGCTCTGGGTTTCCCCTCACGTTGATAGCCGCGTGTGCCCCGCCGTTCATCAACTCTCCCTGCCTGCATGACGAGTGGCGTACCGCCATCGGTGGTCCCACCGACAGGACGCCTCTTAAGGCCGCTCGTACGGCCGTGGCATTCAGGCACGGGGCTTTGGTGGTCGTCGCGTCGGGTGAGATCCGGGAGCGGGTGTGTTCACCGCTCAGAACCGGTCACCGGAGGTTGATCGCTCGCGCTGCTGCTCTCCGCATGCCTGCCCGGTGATGTTCTGGCCTCACCGGCCGCCGCTTCCCCGCCGTGAGGCGGGTGCCTGAAGTTGTCGACTCCGCATGTCCTCTGTTCAGCACCCGTTACCGGATACCTCCCGGGACCTCCCACATCCTCCGCTGTTGCGGTGCTCCGTGGTGGAGTGGCCACAGCCTCTCGCTTGACCGGGTTCCCGGTCAAGTCAAGAGTTGGTAAAGCCGCAAAAAATCATGCTCCACCGCAGGTCAACGAGCTGCGCCCGAAAGGTTGTGCGATGCACACAGTTTTCTTCATGACCGAGTCTCCGCGCGATTCCCCATCACCGGTGGTGACTCTGACGGGCTGACATGTCCACTGGGTGGACGCCCCCTTGACACATTCATGCCGGTCACAGACGTGACGGCCCTGTGGAGAGGCTGCGGAGAGGAATTACCCAAAGTGACGGATGCGCCCTCAGGGGCACAAGGTGTCACCTCCGTGGCACAAGGGGACATCAGGGGCGCACCGGCGCACGGCCGAAGCACGGGCAGGGGCACAGAAGGCCCCTGAGGGCCCATCAGAAGCTCTCCCAGGGGCAGGTGGCTGCCCAGTGCCGGAAGGTGTCTGCAAGAGCCCCACAGGGGCGTGCAGGCGTTCGAGAGCCCCCAGAGCGCGGCTCTGGTGTGCGGAAGGTGGCAGAGGTGCCCTCGCGCACGCATGCGCGTGTTCTGTCCGGCCTGAGTGCTGGCCGGACAAGAGCCGTCCGGAGGGACGGCAGAGACATTCCCTCTGCACACCCGCCGCTGAGCGGGGGTGTGTGTATCCGGCGAGGAACGAGCCATTCGCACGCGCGTGTACGCGCGTATGCGTGCGCGTATGCGCACACGCATAGGGCTGGCCCTGTGGCCAGCCCATATATGTACGTGTTCTGTGGCCGTAGGCCACATGTATTCGGACTCGATGGCCAGCATGTTTCTGCTGGTCGGAGAGTCCCCTGAATTTCACTGGAGCGAGCTACGTAGTAGCTCTTTATGGCCCTCTATGTCCTATTTCTGGGGTCTTTGACCCCAGGTTTTTAAATTCGTAGCTCGCTCCAGTGAATGGTATCCATTCACTGATCTCGCCCAAACTCCCTAGTCTTTATGGCGGCCCTGAAGGGCCGCCTATTCTCTTTTCTTTTGGAGCCGCCGGAAGCGGCTCCAAGGGGAACCTGTTCCCTCTCCTTCGCCCGGTCGGGCGAGAGGTCTGGGCGGCCTGGAAGCCGCCCTTTACTGCGCGCCTGAGGCGCGGATTCCTCCCGCCGTGCCGGCGGGAACATGGAGCCCTCTTCTGGGGGGAGAAGCAGGGCGTTACTCCTGCTCAGCGCGGCATGTGGGCTCAGGTCTGGTGTATGTCCGCCACGGCGCTCCGACCTCCGGACGCCTGGCCCTCGTGGTTCTCGGGGTTCCAATCCCGGGGTGTCGGTCGTTGCGCTGCCGACTGGAAATTTCGTCGGTTCCACCGCCCATCTGACGGGGAACTCCCCGGTGCGAGCGGGGGTCCGGGGAGCGTGCTCAACCCGGCGATACCGACCCTACTCGAACACGCCTTCGAGAGTCCAAGCGGAGAATCCTCCGCTTATTGAGTCCGAGGCCCTGTGCGCCTCTCTGAGGCGATTAGAACACGCGTGCGACCTCCGTTACCCTCGCCGCCGCGAGCGGCCCCCAGAGGGCCCCCCAGGGCCCCGGGAGGTAACGGTGACGGCATGGCGAGGGTGAGACTTCCCTCCGAAGGCAAAGTTGCCTCCCGGGACCGGCGGGCCAGCCGGCTGTCTTCCGCCGACGCGAAGAAGACGATCCTTACCATGCTCCGCACCGGCTACACGGTGGCTGAGGCGTGCCAGTCGGTGAACAAGGTCCGCAAGACCTACGAGTACTACCGCAAGTCCGACTCCGAGTTCCGCGCCGCGGCGGATGCCGCCCTGGCGGCCGTGACCGCGAAGAGGGAGGGGGCCAGGCCCGAGGTTCCCGACTTTCCGGAGTTCTCGGAAAAGTATTTGGGCAACGAGCTGTTCTGGCACCACCAGCAGTGGTTTGACCTCCTGGAGGGCCGCGAGCCCCGCGAGCTGCACCCGCGGCAGATGTTCGAGGCGAACGACCCGGACATGTTGCTGATCAACACCCCGCCCGAGGGCTCAAAGACCACCACATTCACCGTGGGGTACACGGTGTGGCGCATCGTCCAGGACCCCAACGTCCGGGTGGTCATCGTCTCCAAGACACAGGAGATGGCCCGCAAAATGCTGCTTGCCATCAAGGAGCGCCTGGCCGAGTCCGACCAGTTCGCCAGCCTCCAGGAGGACTTCGGCCCCGCCGGAGGCTACGGCGGCGAGGGCGCCGCCGCCTGGACGGCAGACAAGATCTACGTGAACGGCCGCAGCTCGGACCAGAAGGACCCGACCGTCTGGGCGCTGGGCATCAAGGGGCACATCTACGGCGCCCGCGCCGACCTCGTCATCATGGATGACTGCGTTGACCACACGAATCACCAGGACTACGTGAAACAGATCGACTGGATTCAGAACCAGGTCCAGTCCCGCGTGGCCGACGTCGGCGGCAAGATGGTGCTCATCGGCACCCGGCTGGAATCGCAGGATCTCTACTCCGAGATCCGCAAGGGGGAGTATTACAACGAGGGCACGAGCCCCTGGACTTACCTGACTCAGCCCGCGGTTCTGGAGTACGCCGAGGACCCTGCGGACTGGGTGACGTTCTGGCCGAAGACCAACCGCGCGCCGGTGACCATCGCGGCCCGCAGGCTCGTCCAGGCGGACGAGGACGGCCGCTGGCCGATGTGGGATGGACCGGCTCTTGCCCGCAAGCGGGCGAAGATGACGCCGCGGAACTGGTCCATGGTCTACATGCAGGACCAGGTGAGCGACGACAGCGTATTCAAGGTCGCCGCCGTCACTGGCTGCATCGATCGGGCCCGCTACCCGGGGCGCCTCTTCGCCGGCCAACCACAGCACCGCGGCCATGGGATGGAGGGCCTGACCGTTCTGGGGGGGCTGGACCCCGCTGCCGCCGGCTTCACCGCCATGCAGGTGTGGGGCCTGGACCGCCGCACTGGCGAACGATGGGTGCTGGACATCGTGAATCGGCGGGCTATGCCGCCGCACGAGATGCGGGCGGAGATGTTCCGCCTCACCGAGCGGTACGGCATCCAGGAATGGCGTGTGGAGCGCAACGCGTACCAGATGAGCATCGTGCAGGACCGGGAGATCCGTCAGCGCCTGGCGGCTCTCGGCTGCCTGATCTCTCCGCACCACACCGACGCGAAGAAGTGGGACAGCGATTTCGGCGTAGCCAGCATGGCCACGCTGTTCGAGGGGTGGCAGGACGGCAGCAACCTCATCCGGCTGCCGAGCCAGGCGCAATCGGAGCATGTTCGCGCCTTCGTGGAGCAGCTGTGCGCATGGTTCCCCGAGACCAAAGGACTCACGGACACGGTCATGGCCGCATGGTTCGTGGAGATCCGCTGCCGGGAGCTGATGGCGACTATGGGGAATGACTTCCACCTGGGCGCCAACGAATTCCTGTCCGCCCGAGACAAAGAATCGCAAGTCGTCCTGGACTTTGACTTCATGCTCCAAGGCAGCTCGTCGGCTGCCTGGGATGGGAGATGGAACTAGTGGAGTACGTCAGTCGCGCCGGCTGGGGCGCCAGGGCCTACCGGCAGCCCTCCGGGGCCATCCAGTATTCGCGCCCCCGGAAGGGCGTGAAGGTGCATTACCTGGGTGGGGCCTACTCGGACCGCCCGCACAGCCAGTGCAGCGCCTATGTGCGCCAGATCCAGAACCAGCACATGAACGGCAATGGCTGGAGTGACATTGGCTATTCGTTCGTGGTCTGCACGCACGGCACCGTCTACGAAGGCCGCGGCCTGAAGCGCCGGAACTCCGCGAATGGCAACACCAGCCTCAACGAACAGCACTATGCAGTGCTGGGGTTGCACGGAACCAACTCCGGCGAGCCTGGGGCCAAGCTGCTGGACGGCATCAGGGACGCCATCGACTACTGCCGCAAGAACGGGCCCTGTGGCAGCGAAATCAAAGGACACAAGGACGGCTACGCCACGGCCTGCCCGGGGCCTGAGCTGTATGCGTGGGTGCGCGCCGGCGCGCCGCGCTCGGACAAGGAGGAACCGGTGACTGAAGCCGAAATGAAGAAGCTCGCCGAGCTGACGGCCGAGCGCGTGTGGGTGAAGGATCACCTGATAGACGTGCCCTGGGGCACCACGCAGAACCCGCACTGGGCGGCTGGGAACATCATCACCGACACCGGCAATGTGCTGCGCGAGGTCCGCGGGCGCGTGAAGCAGGTCCAGGCGCAGCAGGAAACCATTCGGGAACTCGTCCAGGCTCTCGCCTCCCGAGATGAGGCGATCGACGTGGACGCCCTGATCCAGCGCATTGAGGAGCGAATCTCGGCGCTGGATGTGCGCATTGTCGCCGAGTGAGGGCATACTTCAAGTGAGCTTGAGCTTTGAGAGGTGGTGACATGGACGGCTACGGCGACATCAAGCACATAGCGAGTCGAGTTGACGCCTTGCGGCGCGAGCACTCCGAGCGCGATGCGCGTCACCAGCTGGTCACCGACGCTCGCGCACAGCGTATTGACAACATCGCTCCGGGGTCGTTGCCGGACGCGTGGCCGCGCCCGATAACAGCGAACGCCATTGATAACGCCGCGCGCCAGCTGGCGGAGAATCTGGCGGCTTTGCCGTCCATCAACTGCGCCTCTGGCACGGCCACCACCGAGTCCGCAAAGCGCCGCGTGGCGAAGCGCACGAAGATCGCGTACTCCTACGTCATCGACTCCGGCCTGCGCAAGCAGTTGCCCACCGGGGCGGACTGGTACAACACCTACGCCAGCATGCCCATCATCGTGGAACCGGATTTCGCGGTCGGCGCACCCAGGTTCCGCATCGAGAACCCGATGAACACCTACGTCGAGTGCGACCGATGGGGCAAGGTCCGCACGTACGTGAAGGTGTACCGCGAGGCCGCGGGCAAGCTGGCCGCGGCGTACCCCGAGCACGCTGCCGCCATCTACGGAACCAGCACCTTTGACAAGGGCTGCTCTCCGGATTCCCTACTTGAGGTCGTGCGGTACGAGGACTCGGAAACCCGAGTCCTCTACATGCCAGAGCGCCGGGATCATGTCCTTCTCCAGGCCCCGAACCCGCTGGGCAAGGTCATGGTAGCCATTGCCGAAAAGCCCAAGTGGGATGACCAGGAGCGCGGCCAGTATGACGACGTGGTCTATCCACACCTGGCCCAGAGCAAGATGGCGATGTTTGGCCTGGAGGCCACGCAGAAATCCGTGAGGGCGCCTCTCGCGGTACCCGAGGATGTCACGAAGATCGCCTTCGGTGATGACGCGGTAATCCGCACCCGGTCCCCCCGGGACGTTATCCGCGTAGGCCAGGACATGCCTACTGCCGCATGGCAGCAGCAGAGTCTCTTGGCCGAGGAGGTTCAGCGGGGAACGCGAACGCCCCGCGCGGCCACTGGCGACATCGACGCGAGCATCATCACCGGTAAGGGCGTTGAGGCCCTGGGCGCCGGCTATGACACTCAGATCGCCACGGGCCAGCTCATGATTGGCTATGCGCTGGAGCAGGCGCTTGAGCTGGCCTTTGAGATGGATGAGAAGTTCTGGCCTGACGCTGAGAAGCAGATTTCCGGCGTCATCAACGGAACGCCTTTCGAGGAGAAGTACACGCCCTCGAAGGACATCGCGGGCAGCTATCGCGTGTCGTGCAGCTACGGCTTCGCCTCGGGCATGAACCAACACAACGCGCTGGTGTTCCTGCTCCAGCTCCGCGGCGACCAGCTGGTACCGAGGGATTTCGTGCAGCGCCAGCTGCCGATGGATGTGGACGTCGCCGAGCTTCAGCGCCAGGTGGACAACGAGGGTGTTGAAGACGCCCTCAAGCAGGGGTTGTACGCCATGCTCGCGAGCCTGGGCGTGATGATGCAGCAGGGCATGGACCCCACGCAGGTCCTGCGCCAGACGGCGGAGCTGATCAAGCTCCGGCAGAAGTTGCCCTTCCATGAGGCGTACCTCAAGGCGTTTGAGCCCAAGGAAGAGGAGGCCGCGCCGGCAGATCCGCTGGCCGCCCTTATGGGTGGTGGCGCTCCGGGTGGCGCACCTCCCGGCCCCGCGGGCGTAGCGCCGGGCCAGGCCCAGCTGGGGCCCGGCGGAGCCCCCGACATGATGCAGCTCCTCGCCGGCCTGACGTCCGGCGGCAGTCCTGAGCTGTCCGCCTCTGTCTCCAGGAGAGTGCCCGCATGAGCTGCGACCGATGCGGCAAGGCCGCCGAGAACGGCCACCAGGGGCATCACATCGGCTGCCCGGCGCGACGACAGTCGCAGGCCGACCTTTTTCGTGACACCGGGGAAAAGCCTGATCAGGAGACCTGCGCCAAGGATGGCTGCACGAACCCCCGGATGGTCAGCAAGGGCCCCCGGCCCGCCAAGTTCTGTTCAGGCCACAAGACGACCAGGAGAAAATCATGAGTCACCTCGGAGACGGTTTCCACGACGGTGCGGCTCGGCCGCAGGAGTCCCTTCAGGGCGAACCGCTGGACGACATCATGCTCATGCCGCTGGAGAGCGTGAGCCACGACAACCCCCGCACGGCTGCGGCCGACAACATCGGCAAGAGCTGGACGTCCTTCCTGGAGCCTGTTCCCGCTGCCGCCCCGGCGAACAGCAACCCGGTTCACTGACCATCACTTTACGGGCATCCGTAAAGTGATCAAGGAGCGTAGATGACGACCCCGGCCCCCGGTCGGGGCGGCTACCGGCAGCCCGAACGAGGGGCGCCGGTCAGTGGCCCTGGCCCTCTCTCTCAGCGCACTGACGGCCCTCAGGGGGGCCAACCCGTCCGTGTCCCCACGGGCGGGTCCTATGGCTCCGGTGTGGAGTCGCAGGCGATGCAGCAGGCTGCGCCCATGTCGGAGACCCCCGGCGGGGACGCCGGTCCGGGTATCGACCTGTCCGCGCTCGTGGGCTTTGGTGAGCCCAGCGCCCAGCCGGGCACACCCGTGACCGCCGGGGCCGCCGTGGGGGCGGGCCCCGGCCCTGAGGCCCTGAACCTCTCGCCCCAGCCGGATGAGGACATGCAGAACCTGATTGCTGCGATCCCCGCCCTGGAGCGCATGGCCAATGTTCCTGGCGCCTCCAGGGCGACCCGAAACTACGTGCGCTACCTGAAAAGCCGCGTACCCCCTGGAAGGTGACATGGAGACCTGGTTTGCTGAGATAGGAAACTACTTCCAGGCGTTCCCTGACGCCCCCGCTCTGGCGTACGACTTCGCGCTGAATGGACCTCCGGCGGATCAGGCGGGGTACAGCCTGGCCTACAGCACGCTCCGCACGCCTGAGGAGATTGACGTCTACCCTCAGCCGGGGCTGATCTGATGGGAAACTGGCTCACTGACACCCTGGACGCCCTTGGCAATGCCGCCGGCGAGGCTGGCGACGCTTTTGCCGGGGGTCTTGAGGCCACCACCCGCGGCCTCAACGTGGTGGACCGGTTCATCAACCCGTTCTTTCATCAGGAGTTCTCTCCTGATGGGGAGGTAGATGAGTCCCGAAACGCGCCGTATGCAGACGCATTCACGCGCTCATCGGAGCGGTTCTTTCAGGGGTACGAGTGGGTTTACGACAACGCGATATCCCAGCCGATCAGCACCGGCGTGCTGATGATCCAGCGCCCCGGCCAAATCCTCTCGCCGTCCGAGTGGGCACGGACCTGGCGGGCATCGGAGTTCATTTCCCCCGGCCAGGCGTTCCAGCTCCCCTGGGCAGAGCGGGGAGCGTTGGGGCAACTTTGGGGCATGGCGTCCACCATGAGCCCCATAGGACTAGCGGCGCCGCACCTCTTTGGTGATACGGGTAACGCCCAGCAGGCGGTTGATTCTCCGCTGATCCGCTATGCGCCGCCAGGGATTGAGCGTATGGAGGGCTGGGGGGGCCTCTCCCCAGAGGAGCAGCAGCAGGCACTTGCCGAGATGGGCATGCCCGTCGACCCGATGGGCGGCAACGCATTCATTGCGCAGCTGCGTCAGCAGTCGTTGGGTTACCGCTACTTCAGCGGTACCACAGATTTCGCCGTCCGCTGGTTTGCCGACCCCCTGGTCATTGCTGGCAAGGGAGTGTCTGCCGCACGCGCGGCGAGGAGTGTGAAGGTCCGTCCCGGAGGCGGTTGGTCCCCGGGGCAGATTGACGACCTGGTCAACAACTCCCGCATGAATCAGTTGGTCGACTTCCTGACGGCCAACCGGGACAACCCGGCGCTGGTCAATAACACGGACATGGCGCTGCGCAGCAGCATGGGCCCGCGCCTGGGGGCCGTCAACAGCATCCTGACCAGCTCGGATGAGGTGCGGGATTTCATCCGCGTGGGTCTGGGAGATGTGGCCGCGCAGGAGCGGCTGATGCAGACCAACGCCTTGGCGCGTCAGCGCCTGGACGGCTATCGCTCCCGTGTGTCCATCCTTGAGAACAACTTGGCGAACTGGTCACCGCGCATGCCGGCGAACAGTCAGGCCGTGGTGCGTCAGGAGGTGGACCGCCTCAATACGGCTATCAACGCAGATGATGCGCTGGTGACGCGCTACAACGCCATTCTGGAGCACGCAGACGAGATAGACCGTCTGCACCTCTCGCGCGGGCAGTACAGGGCTGCCAGGGCCCGCACAGAGGCTCAGAGGCAATACAGCACGGGGCCCGCCCGGGGTGCCGCGGCGAACACTCAGGCCGGACGCGAGTTCCGCCGCAGGATCACGCCTGTGGTCGCCCCAGCGGGGACGGATCTCCCCGTGGATACCGGTCTGGTCAAGACGCGGCTGTGGGGCATCGGTGACGCATTCTCGCTGCCGGTGACCATGGTCCGGATGCTCAAGAACGTCAAACCAAACGGGTACCTGGAGCTGGACAATGGCGCCGCTTTCAGCACGGATAACGTAGCCGAGCTGCGCGGCCAGCTGGCGCGTATCCCCGGCCTGACCGGCGGTCAGCGTCAGAACCTCCTGAACCGATATCTGAAGACCACCACCGAAGGCGAACGACGCCAGTTCCTGGATGAACTCCAGCGGGCAGCAATGGCCCGCATTGCGGAGAAACACGGCCTCACTCAGCAGGCCGGCGAGGAGCTGTGGGAGGCAACCCGCGCCCGGCGTGGTGCGGTGGTGGACAACCTGCGCCAGTACAGCACAGCGCGGATGGACCGCCCCGGCCAGCAGCCCATCCGCGTAGACGTATTCGAAGACGGCAACGGGGTCCTCATAGACCCCCGCCCACACACTGTCTCCCGACTCGTCAACAACTACATTTTGGACGACTTGGAGCAGTTCGACCGCGTGGTCAGGCGTAACGCATCCCGATTCCGCGCGCTCAGGGAAAGCGCCGGCGGCGCCAGGGACTGGACTGCTGCCGCAGGCGAAAGCCTGAACCAATACTGGAAGTTCGCTACGCTACTCAGGCTCGGCTACATACCAAGGACACTCGGCGACGACATCGCCAGTCAATGGGCCGCGCTTGGCACGGCATCCATGGCTATGCGTATCGGATACGGCGCGAAGAACACATTCACCAACGCCGTTCACCGCAGCACGCGGGGACTGGATGTCGCCTCCGAGCGCATGCGTCGGGCCGAGGTGCAGTACGCCGATGAGGAATTGGGCCTCCTGCGTCCGCAGGAGCACCGCCTAGCAATCAACCTCAGCCGCCGACAGCGCGCACTGGATAGGGCGCACATCCGCGCGACCGACAAGCATTACAGGGCGGAGCAAAAACTCCAGGCCCTCCCGGCGAACGCGGACCCGCGTATACGAGCCGGGCTCACCAGGACCGCCGCCCGACTCCGGGCGCAGATGGACGCAGCCGACCAGGCCCGTCAGGCTGGCATTCCGGCGGCAGACATGCAGCCGTTGATTGACTTGCGCGGGCGCGTGCGGCAGCTGGAGGATCTGCGCGACCTGGCCCTACGGGACGCAGACGACCTGGCGGCCAGGCAGCAGAAGCGCTTCCAGGGCGGCCAGACAGTCACTGTGGACGGTGTTCAGTACCCGGCCGCCCTGGCGGGCAGTCAGCGCGGGGAATACTGGATGCAGCGCATCAGCCCCGGCCAGGCGTACGACAAGCTGTTCAAAACCAACCGCCAGCTCATTCATGCGAACCTTGTCCGCAGTTTTGATAACGGCGCTCGGCCAATCTCTGCCGTCGATGATGAGGTGATGCACGCAGATGCATGGGCCCATGCAATCAATGCGCAGATCGCCGGGGATCAGATGCAGCGCATGCTGGTTGCCGGGACGCCAGACGCGGACGTGGTCCGCTGGCTGAAGAACACCCCGGAGGGGCAGAGCTACTGGCGCCGGTTGGGCGTCGGGAACGTAACCACTCCGGAGGACATTGTTGCCCGCGGGCGTTTCGAGGTGGACGAATACCTTCCCCTGCCGGAGATCCGCCAGCAGGCGCTGACTCCGGAGGGCGTGAGTCCTGAGTTCTTGCGGGATTCAATGGAGGCGCTGGCGCGACCTGATGTCCATATGGGCCAGCTCGGGCAGGCTGGCGTGCAGGGGTATCAGGCGATGAACCGCATCATGCAGCGCTGGTACGACATGGCTGTCAACATCCCGGCCAAGACGATGAGCCGCCACCCCCTCTTCAATCAGCTCTATGAAGGCCATTTGCGCCAGATCGTCTCCCAGCGCACCCGGCAGGGTGCGCGGCCTTCCACCGTGGAGGAGGTGGAGCGAGTAGCGGAGACAGCGCGCCGGATCGCCCACCGGGACATGCGGCGCATGACCTTTGACATCTCTCATCAGACGGACGCGGCAGCCGCGCTGCGTTTCATTTCGCCGTTCTTCTCCGCCACCGCGGAGTCCTTCCAACGCTGGGCGCGGATCATCGGCGACAAGCCCGAGATCCTGGGCTACGCCGCGAAATTCTACAACGCGCCGGCCTACACGGGGCACCTTCAGACGTCGGATGGGAATGACATTTTCCCTGATGGGACCTTCGTTGACCCCGTGACGGGTGAACGTAAGCTCGCCCCGAAGGGGGATAGGTGGATTGTCGGCCGTATGCCCGAGTGGCTGGCCAACTCCGATATCGGGCTGGCCCTGGGGGTTGAGCGCAGTAGTGGCAACTTCCGCTTGAGCCAGAACTCAATCAACCAGGTCACACAGGGAGACCCCTGGTATAACCCAGGCGTGGGCCCCATTGTGCAGATCCCCGTCAACGAGTTCGTGAAGGACAAGCCCAGCCAGGCCGAGCTGGCCCGGCATCTGGGCATCCTGCCATTCGGTCCGAACACCGCGAGCAATCCGCTCATGCGGACGGCACAGTCGGCTGCGCCGTCCACGGTGCGGAACTTCCTGACGGCATTCGACACCTCGGACTACCGCTACCAGCAGATCAAAATGCAGATCACGCAGCGGGCTATCTTCGAGCACGAGCAGATGAACAAGCCGATGCCGAGCGCCCAGGAGATAGCCGACCAGACGCGCAACTACTGGATGTTCTCTGCTGCCAGCTCGTTTATCCAGCCCATGGCTACGCAGCGCAGGGACGCCTACGAGTTCTACCGTCAGCAGTTCCGCAATCTCCAGCGCCAGAACCCCGAGACGGCTGACTTGGAGTTCCTGAACAGGTTTGGCGAGGAGTATTTCATCTTCGCCCAGTCGATGAGCAAGCACGAGGCGGGCGTACCCGCTACGCGCGCAGGCGTGGAGCTGAGCCAGCAGTATGCGGACATCCTGGCCGAGAACCCCGAGCTGGGCAGTCTCATCATTGGCCCGGAGGGGCAGGGCCCTTTCAGCCCCGAGGCGTACTCCTATCAGCTCAACACGCCGTTGGAGCCCGGAGACGCGGAGTCTCAGCGTAGGCGTCTCACTGCCCGGGAGGCGATGGACGAGAATCGGCGGCGGCTGGGCTGGGCCCAGTACACGGCATTCATGAACGGCATCAACGCCGAGCTGGTCAACCGCAATCTGGTTTCGCTGGACGAGCCCGGAGCGGAAGACCTTGCTGCTACGCGCACGGCTATGGTCGCGATGCTTGCTGAGCCCGTCCTTCCGGACGGCGCGCAGAATCCGTTCTATAACGAGCAGTTCAGCCAGGACTGGTTCAGCTTCGACTCCCGGAAGTATGAGCGGCTGATCCCGGCGCTTGAGCGCGTTTCTTCGGAGATGCTGGAGCGAGACCCGGACCGCAGCGACTTGAGAACCCTCCAGACTTATCTGGCCGGCCGTAGGGTTCTCCAGGAGACGCTGGCGACCCGCGAGTTCTCCACTCTCGGAGCGCAGGGGAATACGCAGCTGCGCCGTGCGTGGTCGGCCTTCGTGGGGCAGCTCGTGGAGAGCGACACCAATTTCGGCGATCTTCATTCCCGGTACCTGTCAAGGGATCTCGGGATCGACGTCGAAGACGAGATGATTTTGCTGGAACAGGAAGGGGCGGCGGCCTGATGGCCCTACGAGGATCTGGCGGCGGGGGCAGTGTAGGTGTTCTGAGTCCCGAGCAGCAGGCAATTGTTGACGCTTTCCGCTCCTTCCAGGAGCAGCCAGAGGAGACCGACTCCGCATACCCGGGCGACGTTTACATGGGTAGAGAGCGGACTCCGCTTTCACCTTCCGACCCTCGCAACGTTGATATTCGCGGCGGGGGGATGCGTGAACGATGGATCACGGGCGAAGAAGCCATCATGGAGTTCTATGAGTGGGAGGCGCGGACGCGTAGGGATTTCATCGCTCAGGGCAAGTTGAGCGGCCTCCTGGCGCCCGATAGCGGGGAAATGGAGGGAGCCCGCCTGTGGGAGCAACTGGTGGGTCAGGCGGCGTTCTACGGCGCTCGCGACCGGAAGGTGACCCCCTGGGACATCCTTTCTGGCTACGTCCGCCAGAGCGGCACTGCGGAGACCGGGTGGCGCAAGGACCCCTCGAATCCAGATTTCGAGGTGAACATGGTCACCGGTGAGCGCCGGTACATCGGCCCCAAGTTCAAGACCACCACTGACACGGCCGTGAATCTGACCGATCCGGCGACGGCCAAAGCTGTCGCGGTGGCCACGTTCCAACAGCTGATGGGCCGCGACCCTGGCGCTGGCGAGCTCACCGCTTGGGCCTCAGCGCTTCAGGCGGCCGAGCAGAGTGCTCCGGTCACCAGGACCACCACGACCGAGCATGACCCCATCACTGGGGAAATCATCGGCTCGGATTCCACGACGTCTGGCGGCGTTGACGCTGCTGGCAGGCAGTATCTGGCGGAGGAGCGCGTCAAGGGCACGCAAGAGTACGCGGACGTCCAGGCCGCCACGACCTATGCGAATGCGCTGGAGAACGCAGTCTTCGGTGCCCCGCAACTGGGGGCATGATGGCCATATCTGCGGATGCGATCATCCAGACAGCACGCACGGCGCTGGGCACGCCGTATCGCTGGGGCGGGAACAACCTCACCTCCGGTGTGGACTGCTCGGGACTCGTGCAGCAGGCATTCGCTGCTCACGGAATTCAGCTCCCTCGGGTCACCTACCAGCAGATCAACGTCGGCAGCTCAGTGCCGCTTAACAAGCTGACCGCGGGCGACCTGGTGTTTTTCGACACCGACCGCAAAAAAGTCGGTCCGGATCACGTCGGCATTTACATAGGCGGGGGCAAATTCATTCACGCCCCGCGCACGGGGGACAATGTCAAGATCTCGTCCCTCGGGGATAGCTATTACTCTGACCGTTTCATGGCCGGCAGGCGCGTCCAGGGCGTCGCCGGAGGTGGCGCGGGCTCTGTGTCCGGGGGAGGGGCGGACAGCGTCCCTGCACCCATCCTGGAGGCCACGGAACTGGCCGAGCGCTATGGCATGTCCTACGCCTTTTTTGACTCGCAGCCCGAACTCAAAGGGCTACTGAAGGAGGCGACCACCGGGCAGTGGACGGCGGGGCGTTTTCAGGCGAGCCTGAAGAACACCAAGTGGTGGCGAGAGTCGAGCAAAACCAGCCGGGAGGCGCAGGTCCTCGCGGCCTCGGACCCCGCTTCGTACCGGGCGTCCATGGAGGCGCAGCGCGAGGCGCTGAGGGCGGCAGCCGTGCAGGCGGGCGCCATCCTCACCAACAAGCAGCTCTCCGAGCTGGCGCGCAACGTGGTTCATTTCGGCTGGAACGAAGCCCAGATCAATAATTTCCTCGGGAAGTACATCGACTTCACCGACAAGCACACCTTGGGCGGGATGGCCGGAACGGCTGCCAAGGAAATCACGGGCCTCGCCTACGAGCTTGGCATCAAGGTCTCTGAGCAGCAGGTCAAAAACTACGCCCAGTACATCATCCGCGGCGTCTCGACCATGGAGGAGGTGCAGACCACTCTGCGGCAGCAGGCGGCGGGTACATATCCCGGATTCTCCCGGCAGATTGAGGCCGGCGAATCTGTCAGGGATCTCGCCTCTCCGTACATTCAGATGATGGCGGAGGAGCTGGAGCTACCCGACACGGACGTAGACCTGTACACCCCGCAGATTCGTGACGCCATCAACCGAATGGGCTCTAGCGGAGGGCCCACTCCGATGACGCTGGCGGATTTTCAGCAGACTCTGCGGGATGACCCCCGCTGGGGAAGGACGCAGACGGCGCAGGATAACGCTATGGCTGTGGGTCAACAGGTTCTGGCCGACATGGGCCTTATCGCCAGGCAGGCGTAATGGCCATAACCTTCGAGCAGTTCTTCGCGGCAATTGCCCAGCAGGAGAGCGGTAACCGCTACAACGCCGTAGGCCCGCAGACCAGATACGGCCGGGCCTACGGCAAGTATCAGGTGTTGGCACCGAATATCGGGCCGTGGACGAAGCAGTACTACGGCCGCAGTCTGAGCGCTCAGCAGTTCTTGAACAACCCGCAGGCTCAGGAGGCGGTTGCCCGCGGGAAGCTGCGGTCCTACTGGAACAAGTACGGCGCCCGTGGCGCCGCCTCCGCCTGGTATTCAGGCAACCCCAACCTGCACATGTCCACCCGCTCACAGAGCGGCGGACCATCCATCAAGGGCTATGTGGACTCAGTCCTCCGCATAGCCTCTGGAATCAATGCCGGGTCTGCGCAGACCTCAGCTCAGGCCACTACCTACTCTGCCCCGGAGACACCACGGATGACTGTCTCAGAACAGGCTGAGTCATTCGGGCTCAACCTTCGGCTGATCAACAGCAACAAGGAATTGAAGAGGCTTTTTGACAAGGCCACGGCCGGCTCATGGTCTCCTGACAGATTCCAGGCGGCGCTACGCAACACTAAGTGGTGGCGCTCGCAGTCCAGCACGCTTCGCGAGTACGTGACCTTGCGGTACACCGACCCTGCTACTTGGAAGCAGAATCGCGACAATGCCTATGCGTCGATGAAGGCTCTCGCCGCCCGAGTGGGCGTCAAGGGAATCTCCTCCAGCGCGTTGTGGGATGCGGTCTACAACAAGCTGGCGCTGGGGTGGGATGACGCGCGGTTGCAGAACTGGTTTGGCTCGAAGATCACGTTCAAACACGGTCAGGCGTGGGGAGATGCGGCTGCCGTCTGGGATGACCTTCACGACCTGGCATATCAGATGGGGATGAAATACAGCCTCAGCTGGTACGAGAACGCCACGCGGAAGATCGCGTCCGGCAAGAGCACCATAGCCGAGCACGAGACGTACATCCGGCGCCAGAGCGCCGGCCGGTACGCCGCGTATGGCGCTCAGATCAAGGCGGGGATGAGTGTTCAGGATCTGGCCGCGCCTTTCATTGAGGCGGTCTCCCGCATTCTGGAGCTACCGGAAACGGACCTGGACGCCATCAGCAATTCCCACATCAGCAAAGCCATGCGCGGGCGGGATGACGGCCAGCCTACGCCCATGTGGGAGTTCGAGAACTCCTTGCGCAATGACCCGAAATGGCGCAAGACCAAGAACGCTCAGGACTCCATGATGGGTGTAGCCCATCAGGTGCTCCGCGACTTCGGCATGGCCTACTGAGATGGCCTACTGAGGAGGCATAGATGACCACGCCCACCGGCTGGGGCCCGGCGGATGGGCTGCCCTCCAGGCAGTACATTCCGCCTGAGTTCCGGGACACCATCAGCTATAACCCCCCGGCGACCAATACCAAAGAGATTGCCCGTCAGAAGAAGATTCACGAGGAGCAGTCCCAGTGGGCTGGCCGGTGGAACTCAAAGGTCAACTACTACCAGGACAAGGTCAAGAACACTGTTGGCAAGCGGCAGGAGGAGTTCCAGCGAAAGCTGGAGGCGGCCCAGAAGGGGCTGGCGGACACACAGGCCCGTGAACAGGCTGCACAGTCCCGTGTGTACGAGCTGAGTGGCGAGTACGGGAAACTCCTCACAGGTGCCGCGAGGGACGCTTACAGCGCCCTGAGCGCCCTTTTCAGCTCTTATGGCCTGGGCTCCCTGGCGGGGAAAATCTACGAGTACACGAAGAACGGATACTCGGCCGACACCATTGCCATCCTCCTCCAGGACACCAAGGAATATAAGCAGCGGTTCGCGGGGAACGAGGCCCGCCAGAAGGCCGGTATGCCGGTGCTGAACCCGGCGGAGTACCTGGCTGCCGAGTCCTCATACCGGCAGATCCTCCAGGACGCGGGGCTTCCGAAGGGTTTCTACGACAACCCCGCCGATTTCACGCACTGGATCTCCGGGGACGTGAGCCCCACCGAAATCAAGGAGCGCGTGGATATGGCCGTCCAGGCGACCACGCAGGCGAACCCGGAGTACAAGCGGGCCCTCCAGCAGATGTACGGCGTGGATGAGAGCTACCTGACGGCGTATTTCCTGGACCGCAGCAGGGCCACCCCCCTGCTGGAGAAGCAGGCCGCAGCCGCCCAGTTCGGAGCTGCGGCTATCCGTCGTGGGTTTCAGGCGTACCGAGACGAGTTCGAGGGCTACGCCACGATGGGGATTACGGCCGACCGGGCAGAGGAGGGCTGGGGTCGTATCAGCGAGGGCTATGACGCTATGCGCGGCATTGCCCAGCGCTGGGGCCTCGTGGACTGGGACCAGCAGCAGGCGGCCCAGGCCGAGTTCGTCTCGGGCTCTGCGTCGGCGAACCGTAGTCGCCGCCTGCGCTCTCAGGAACGTGCTGCATTCAGTGGCCGAGCTGGTTCCGCTCGTGCTGGCCTTGGCGCTGGATTCCAGCAAACCTAAACTTAGGTTGAGGTATCCGCATAGTGGTCTTACTCTTCCATTTGAGCGGATCGACCGGCCCCGCTCGAAATAGAGTCCGGTAGCGGAGCACAGACCTCTCCCCCGGGAGGCGCGTAGGCCGCGAAGGGATCGACGGGAGACAAGCCAATGAGCACGCCTTACGGATATGACGAGTTCGACGCGAACTCCGGAGCTGGTGAGCCTGACCAGAGTCAGGGGCCCAAGTGGTTCCGCGACTACATGGAGAAGGTCTCAGGACAGCTCAAGGAGATCCAGGCTGAGAACGAAAGCCTGAAGGCGGAGAAGCGCCAGAATGTCGTGGCGGACACGCTCAGGGCAAAGGGCTATGAGCCGGGAGCGGCAGTGCTGTTCACGGGCGAGCCCGAAAAGCTGGACGACTGGCTGAAGAACTACGGAAGTGCCCTGGCGAAGCTGCCGACCACCGCCCCTGAGGGCGGCCAGGAGCAGCAGGAACAGGCACCCGCGGGACCCCCGGCCACGACCGTCCCGGCGCAGGACCAGCAGGCCATGCAGGCGTTTTCCGAGGCCGGCGCAGGCGCCGCCCCTCCGGCGGGATCTGACGCGGAGACGGCGGCAAGGATTGCCGCCATCAAGACTCCTCAGGAGTACGCCGAATACATGCGCTCTCAGGGTAACCAGCACGACTGGTAACCACCTGGTCCTGATCTCCTCGATCCCTTCGACTCCCCTTATCGGGGGTGGAGACCATGGCGAACGCGTATACCGACACAACTGCTATGTCCAATGCCGTACAGGCGGCATGGGACAAGGCTTTCGAGTTCGAGCTTCGTGCGGAGCCCGTTTTCCGGGTTCTGGCCGACAAGCGCCCGACTTCTCTGACCAACCCCGGCGACACGGTCAACCTGGAGATCTTCCAGGATCTGGCGGAACAGACCGCCCCGCTCACGGAGACCGTGGACCCGGACGCGGTTGCCCTCGGCAACCCGACCATCAAGACCATCACGCTCACCGAGTACGGCAATCCGGTTCTGCTGACTCGCAAGCTGCGGATGTTCAGCCTCACCGACATTGACCCGGCGGTCACGAACATCCTGGGCTATAACGCCCGAAGCAGCATCGACACCATCGTGCAGACCACCCTGCGCGGGGGCCCGAATCTCCTCCAGCGCCTGGCCGGCGATCTGACCTACGTCACCAACGCAACCGCCACCACGGCCGCCACCACAATGACGGCCACGGACATTTTCACGTCCGGCCTGGCACGTTTCACCACTACGCAGCTCCGTACCAACCTGGCTCCGCCCAAGTTTGGTTCTCTCTTCGGGTGCTTCATTCACCCTCAGGTCGCCCACGACCTGAAAGAAGAGACCGGCGCCGCGGCGTGGCGAGACCCGCACAACTACTCCGCGGTCGGCAACATCTGGGCCAACGAAATCGGCACCTACGAAGGCGCCTACTACATCGAATCCCCGCGTTGCTACAACGCCGTGGATGCCGGTACGGGCGACAACACCGTGCGCCGTTTCCGCACCTACTACGTGGGCCGCCAGGCCCTCATGGAGGCCGTGGGAGAGGAATTCCACCCTGTGGCCGGGCCGATCGTGGATAAGCTGGGTCGATTCAGGCCGTTGGGTTGGTACGGCGTGGCCGGGTGGGGCCGGTACCGCGATCAGTGCCTGATTCGGGTCGAGACCACCTCGTCCGTTGCCCCTGACTGAGATGTGGTCCTACACGCCCCCCACCGTGGAAGAGGGGCCCGTCACATGGACGGACCGCCTTTTCTACCGGGTCAGCTTGACCCGGGGCGTGACGGTCCTGGAGGGACCTCCCGGTGTTTTCCGGGAGGTCCGCTTCCCCACTCAGGATGAGATCCGGGACGCCTATCGCTGGTGGATGGGCGGCCATACCTACGAGGTGGATGACGCCACGAAGGCCGCGCTTATCGCGGCCGGCGTTGCCGCCGAGGACCAATTCGCCACCCCCATAGATTCCTATGGCGGCGGTGGCTACGGGACAGGCCCCTACGGAGACTGAAATGCAGGTTCCCTCGCGCGGGCAGCCCAACTGGGACCAGGCGCTGAATGCGGTCCTGGTTGAGTTGGACCAGGACATCACGGGCCACGAGGTCCTTGCCGATGCCCATGGTCTGCGCTCCTGGGCCGACAGCCGCTTTGCCCGCCAGCCGGCGAGCCTGGACGCTTTTCTTGCCGACTCCGAGTTCTGGATTGCTCACCGCGGCAGCGGGGGCGAGTTCCCCGAGCACACCATGGCCGCTTACAGTGGCGTGACCGCCGCTGGCGCCAGGGCCATTGAGGTCTCCGTGCAGACCACGGCGGACGGCGTCCCCGTCTGCATGCATGATGCCACCCTGGATCGCACCACAAATGCCACCGGCCCGGTAGCCAGCTACACCTACGCGCAGCTCCGGGAAACCGTTCAGGTGACGGTGGGCTCCGGGCTGCTGGGCCCCGGCTGGACCCCCCAGCCGATTCCCACCCTGCGGGAAGTGCTCGACCGCTTCTGGGGCAAGGTCGTGATTTTTCTGGAGCCAAAGAGCAATGCGAGCGTTCCGCTCGTCCAGGATCTGATCACGACCCACTATCCGGACTCGGCCCGGTCGATCGTCTGGAAGGGGTACTACCTCAGCAACTCATTCGCCTGGGCCCGCAGTAACGGATTCAGGACGTGGGGGTATGTGGATGCCGCCACCACGGACGCCCAGATGGACGCGGTAGACGCGAACATAGACATGTGGGGCGTTCCCGTGGCGATGACCGACGCGCGCATGGCCGCTGTCGTGGCCCGCGGCAAGCCGGTCATCTGCTGGGAGGTTCACCGCACGGTGGACTATCAGCGCCTGAATTCCCTCGGCGTACGCGGCATGATGGCCGCGCAGTGGATTTACCTCAACCAGACACTGGCGCTCACGAGCGCCCCCAGCGTGGCTGAGATCGCCCCTCCGGGCACTCTGGGAGTGGCCCGGTATGATCCGGTCTACGCGCCCAAGTTCGACGGCGCAGGGGGCCTGTACGTCAATGTGGGACCCAATCAGAGCCTCCTCATGGGGGGCCACCGGGCCCCGGCCGATTCCGGTTACCGGATCTCCTGGCGGATGAAGTGGCCGGTGCTGCCGACGTCCACCCTGCACAGCGGCATCGCGTTCTGTCGCCAGACCGATGACGTGTACCAGTTCTCTAACGCCAATGACGACGACGGGGACTTCTCCTCGCCCGGCGGCTATCACGTGGTGATGCGCGCCGGCGGGGATATGCAGCTCTACAGCCATGTCAAGGGCTCTACCACCGGAACACAGCTCGGGACGGTGACCACGGATGCCCCCGTGGCGGACACCTACATGACCTTCGAGACGGATGTGACCCCCACTCAGGTCATTCTCCGGCGCACGGACGTGGGCCCGTACGCGGTCACGGCGGACAACACGACGTACCGGGGGCGGTACTGGCACCTGTCCACTGGGTCGGTGGCAACCGCCGCCCAGCTCCCCCATTTCGAAATCACAGACGTGGAGCTGCTGCCATGACGTGCACCTCCGGATGCAAGACCCAAGACCATGCCAGCTACGGCCAGTGCCTCCAGGCGAAGGCCGTGAAGACCTATCTCGCAAGCCCTAGCAAGGGTCTGGACGGCACCAGACAGAAGAGGTGGGACGCAGACCTAGCTGCCTACCGGGATGCCGTCAGGCAGGGCATACAACCCGAATCCACGAACCGGCCCGTGGTGGACAAGGCCGTGCGTCTATCCGACAAGGCGGGCGCGGCCTATGGCCGCGACTTCGCCCAGGCCGCACCGATGGAGGCGTAATGCCCGGCCAATACGTAGGGATTGAGGACCCGGAGCAGACGCACCGGGCGCGTGTCACCGAGGCGGGAGAGCTGATGGTGACCAGCGGCAGCGGCGGGGGGGCGACGACCGCCAACCAAGGAACCGCGGGGACTGACCCGTGGCTTGTGAGCATCGATGGCACGGCGACCATCGCCGGAACCGTGGGCGTCTCGGGGACGGTGGCCGTGGCCCCGGCTGAGGCGACAGCCGTCACATCCCTGGACGCCGTGACGTCCGCGGCTACGGGCGCCGCCCTGGACGCAGGCGCTGCTGTGACGACATGCACTGTGATCGCCACCAGCGCCTCAGAGCTGGGGGGGACCATCCTTATCCAGGCGAGTCACGATGGCACCACGTGGGTATCCACGACTGCCACCGTTTCCCTTCCGGCCGCGAGCACGGTGACAGTGAGCGCCACCGGCATGGCGTGTCGGTACTGGCGCGCGGACCTGGGGGACGCCAGCGGCGCCGGCACCGTGACGGCCACCATCATGGCGGCCTGATGTCCACCCTGGATCAGCTCGTGCAGGCGGTACGCCGCCAGCTCATGGGCTACGCCCTCACTCAGGAACAGGTCTCGGAGGTGACGGCTCCCATCTCCGAGACCGACATCGCGTTCACCGTGGACGCCGGCGACGTGCGCCAGGTCGGCCGTGGCGTCGTGGAGATCGACGACGAACTGATTCTCGCGCGTTCCTACGACGCGTCCACAGGGACTGTGACCGTCATGGGCGGCGTGAACGGCCGCGGCTACGCCGGCACCACTCCGGCGGCTCACGCCGCGGGATCTCTGCTGACAACCGCTCCGGCGTTCCCCCGGAGCGACGTGAAGTTCGCAATCAACGAGACCATCACGTTCATGTATCCGGATCTCAACGTCCTGGAGACCACCGAGATTGTGTGCTCTGCGGCAATCTGGGAGTACGAACTGCCTGCTGACGCCGAGGGCATTTGGTATGTGGTCGGGGAGACCATCGGCCCTTCCCGCATGTGGACCCCGAAGCCCAATGTGCGTTATAACGGCAACGCGGACCCCGGCTATTTTCCGAGCGGCAAGAGCGCTCAGCTCCTGGACGGGAATGTTCCCGGCCGCCGTTATCGCATCGTCTACAACAAGCCTCCGAGCCCACTCGTGCTCGGAGGTCAGGACTTCACTGACACCGGGTTCCCCGCCACGGCGGAAGAGGCCGTGAAGTGGGGCGCTTGCGCCCGCCTGACGCCCGCATATGAGGCCGGACGGCTCCAGCAGAGGGCCGTGGAGTCCGCCGAGCGCGGACGCATTGTGGGTGAACAGAGCGCCTTGCGCACTGCCGCCTACTACCAGGGTCTATTCGAGACGGCGCTTGCAAAGGAGCGCCGCAAGCAGCTCGAGGATCTGGCCACCTACCAGACGTTCCAGGGGTGAGCGGTGCCTGACTACTACTACTCCAACACCGCCGTCACTACCGAGCTGGCGGGCAACGCGGGCAGCGGGGACACCACCATCGTGGTGGCCTCCGCCGCCGGCTACCCGGCGCAGTTCCCGTTCATCGTCGCGTTGGACTACGAGACGGACGCGGAGGAGCTGGTTGCGGTCACGGCTGCGGCCGGGACCACTTGGACGGTGACCCGCGCCTTTGGCGGCACGTCGGCCCAGGCGCACAGCGCTGGAGCCGTCGTCAAGCACGTGGTCAACGCCGTGGATCTCCAGGACTTCCGGGCCCACGAAGACGCCTCCGCAGGCGTCCACGGGATCTCCGGCTCCGTGGTGGGTACTTCGGACACCCAGACCCTCAGCAACAAGACGCTCACCTCTCCGGCCATCAACGCGGCCCAGCTCAACGGGGCTGACCTCTCGGGCACCCTCCAGGGAAACCCCACGTTCGACGCGGCGCCCATTTTCAGCGGGGCTCCGGTATTCATTGGCGGGACCGACTTCGCTGATGCTGCCGCCTTCGAGGCAGCCACAGGGGAGCTGGCCCTCCAGGTGCGCGTCACGGGTGACGAGGCGGCCAGGCTCCAGTTCAGTGCCGATGGAATCCTGGCGTGGGGCGACGGCACGGCGACCGCCGATACGGTGCTCTATCGCCTGGGCGAAGCCCTGCTGGGTACCACGTCCCGGCTGCGGGTCACTCGCCCGGCGGTCGAATCTGACGCCCTCGCGACGCGAGTAGGTGAGGACACCAGTAGCAGGTTCATTCTCTCTGCGGACGGCCGCATGCTGTGGGGCTCCGGCGCAGCCGGGGCCGACACCACCCTCTATCGCTCCGACGCGAATCTTCTGGCCACTGATGATCGGTTCGTCGCCCAAGTCGAGACCATGGGCGCACCCAGCGCCGCCAGCGGCTTCAGCACCAACGCATACACCGGTAGGCGCACTTGCGGCGTTTACTACGTCACGGTGCTGATGACCAACAGCGTCAGCCGCTCGGCGAGCTCGACGGGCAACATCGATGACACGTTGATGTGCACGTTGCCCAGCGGCTGGAGGCCGCCGGCTCAGACTTCCGCCTCATGGTCCAACGGGATCACCTCCGGCGAAGCCCGGGTGGACGAGTCCGGACAGATGGTGCTGCGCACCGCCATGCCGAACAGCACTATTGGCATCGGGACGAACATCCTCTGCTCCCTGAGCTGGGTGGGCTGATGTCCAGGCTCCCGGCGCGGATACCGGCGCCGCTCAGTGGCCGCTCTGGTGGCGCGAGCGAGACCTACACGCCGGTTGACGCCTCTTACGACATAGCCATAGGCGGCATGCCGTTCATGCTGGCCATCAATCCGGATCGCCCGCTCACGCGCGAGCTGGCGCAGATCCGCAAGGAGCAGTTCGACAACCAGGAGATCCCCGGAGAGCAATCTTTGGCGGACTGGTGGCTCCGGTCGCAGGCCACGTTCATTGGAGGGGAGGGCCTGCTTTATCAGGACCCGGACGTCTCCAATCAGTGGGCCATCCAGTACGGCAGCTCTGTGGGCCTGAACCCCTGGGTGAACGGCAGACTCAGCCTGCTGCGCAGGACCGAGCTGGATGTCACTGCGGCGACCACCATGCCGCATCATGTCCTGGGCTACAACGACGGCACAGACAGGTACTGGAGCGCCGCTGACACGGTGCTCACGTCCTCGGATGGCACCACCCACACCGCAGTCACGTGGGGTGGCACGGAGACCATCCTGTCTCTCACGACGGATGGCCAGGACTACTACGCGGCCGATGAGGTGGGCATCTACCAGGGCACCGGCTCAGGGGCCGGGACGCTCGCATGGAACACCGGGGACCCTCACGTGGTGGTCGGCTGGGCAATGGGCCGTCTCATGGCTGGCATCGGGCGGTCCGTGTACGAGCTGGCCGGCGGAACACCACCTACGCTGCCCGAGCCGGTGTACACCCACCCGGCGGCCGGGTGGCAGTGGACCGCCGTCACCGAGGGCACGAACGCCATCTACGTAGCCGGGTACTCCGGCAGCAAGAGCGCCATCTACAAATTCACACTGGAGACGGACGGCAGTGTCCCCGTCCTCTCCGGAGGTATTCAGGCTGCATCCCTCCCCCATGGGGAGGTCGTACTGCACATGTCCGCCTACCTGGGAACCTACGTCGGCATCGGCACGAGCCGTGGTTTCAGGGTCGGTGAGCTGACCGACTCCGGAGACATCGTCTACGGGCCCCTGCTGGTGGAGACGCCGGTGCGCAGCATGGTCGGCTATGACCGCTTCTTCTTCATCGGCGCGGAGAACGCCATCAATGGGCAGAGCGGCCTGTACCGCGTGGACCTGGGCCAGCCCATGGAGAGTCAGGGGCCTGGCGCATCCCTGCGCCACGCATACGCCACGGACCTCCAGGCCCATGTTGCCGGGGAGGTGGACGGCGTCACTCTGCTGGGGAACTCGGACCGGGCCGTTTTCTCCGTCCGGGGCTCAGGCTCCTGCGTGGAGCACGCGACCGAGCTGGAGCCCACTGGCACGTTCTTCACGGGCAGGGTCCGCTACAACACCCTTGTTGAGAAGATCTTCAAATTCCTGACGGTGCGCAATGATCGCCCCCTCAACGGCAGTATTACTGCTGCCGTAATTGACCCCACTGGGGGCGAGAACAACGTCATCACGGTGAGCGGGAACGCGTCCATCGAGAATGTACTTCTCCGCTCTCCGGTTACGGTCGCGGAGTGGCTTCAGCTGAAGCTGACCATCAACCGTGACGCCACGGACGCCACTGCCGGGCCGGTCGTCACCGGCTGGCAGTTCAAGGCTCTGCCGGGGGAGATCCGCCAGCGCGTATTCATGCTTCCGCTCCTGGCCTTTGACCACGAACAGGACCGTCATGGCCAGATAGTGGGCTGGGAGGGGAGAACCCTCCCGCGCCTGGAGGCGCTTGAGCAGATCATTCAGCGGGGCGACGTCATCGCCCTCCAGGATCTGCGGACCAACACCACCACTCAAGTTGTGGTGGATGATGACCAGTACGAGTTCCGTCAGTCCGTTCCGCCGGCCAACTGCGGCGGCTGGGGCGGATACATCTATATCCGTCTGCGCACAGTGACGGATGCCATCACCTGAGGAGAAGCAATGGACCCCCTGGATATCGAGCACCGATTCGCCTTCCATGCGGCCAGCCGTCAGGAGAAGCGAGACGAGCACACTTCTGCCCGGCAGGCAATCCGTCAGGCGGCGGATCGCATCAACGAACTCTGTCCGGACGGCCGCGAAAAGGCCCTCGCCATCATCAAGCTGGAAGAGGCGATGTTCTGGGCGAATGCCGCCATCGCCCGGTCAGTGGACTGACCCATGCCCGACTGGATGCCCCGGGAACAGATCCTCGCGCCTCTCACAGAGGCTGAATACGAGGCTGTGAGGACCGCTCAGAGGGCTCTGGACATGGAGCCCACGGGAATCCCCGACGACGCGTTCTCGACGCGCCTAGCGGGCATTCAGAGGCTTTTCAGACTTCCGGTCTCAGGTGTGCTGGACCGGGATACGGCGGCCCTCCTGGACCGCCTGAGGCCACCTGGAACTAGGGAGTGAATATGGCCGACAAGATCGTGCAGCTGGGAGTTTTCGCGCTGGTGGTCGGCGGCTTTGTGGCTCTGACCGTCAAGGGCGCCGAGACGGCTGAGTATGTTGGGCTGGTGACCCCGGTCCTGGCGGCCGTCTTCGTGGTCAACCACCTGACCCGACAGGACCAGACCATCAACGAGATACACAAGAACACCAATGGTGTGCTGACGGAGCGAATCCGCAAGGCGGTCCAGCAGGCTCTGGACGAGCGCAACGACTCCTGAAACGCAGAAAAGCCCCCCGCCGAAAGGCGGGGGGCTTCTGTCATTTGGCACTGTTAGTTGATGTAGCCGTGGTTGTTGAGGCTCTGGCAGCGGCCAGAGGTTGTACCGCACAGTGCGCAGCCATAGCCGTCAGGCTTCGGGTCCTTCGGGGGCTCCGGCTGCTTCGGCGGCGGGGGCTTCTGTTCTTCGGTCATGGTGCACATCCGTTTCCGGGCAGAACTGCCCCCATCTCCCCGTCGCTCATTCCCAAACCCCGATCTCCTTGAACGTCCCGTCCGGGTGAAAACGCCAGACCAGGAGGGCTTCACTCCAGCCGACAACCTTGTGCATTCCCGGCCGGAGGACCAGAGCAATGCTGTCCTCGTGCGTGACCTCCTTGAAGCCCCTTACGCCCAGGGACTCCAGGAACTCCTTCGTCCGCTCCAGATCCGTCACAGACACTCTTTCCATTCTTCGGGGGCATGGGTGAACACCACCGGCCCCAGCCACGGAGGGGCGTCGTGCATGCACCACGAGACTGAGCGAACAGTCCCGTGCCGTCCGGACTTGAGTACCGTTGGCCCGTTCACCGCGATGTCGGCCGTGGTGGCGGTCGCGCTCCCCGTCACCCACCAGTAGTGGATCACGGCATAGTTGGGCCGGAAGCGGTGGCGGTGTGGAGTCGGGGTCCCCTTGGCGGTCAGCACCTCCACGAGGGGCGCGCCCCTCAGGTCAACCTGTCGCCGCACCGACCACCGGTCGTAGCCCTCCCTCGCAGAGGTGACAGTCAGGCTCACGCACTTTCCTCCGGGGGGATCTCTTCGTAGTCGCCTCGCAGCCGCGAGGGCAGCTCGGGCTTGGTGTCGCCCACGACTGCTGCCCACCCGGACCGGGTGGACGCCTTGCTGCTCGGCCTGGGCGATGGCTTGAGGCCCATCGCGTGCGCCAGATCCTCTTCGGACGGCCACAGGGGTGCTGCGTTCATGCGGGCCAGCACGCGCTGGAGCCGCTGGACGATCACCTCCTGTGGCGCATCCCGTTCAACGGGGATCGACGTCTGCTCATGCTCATCAGAGACGACGAAGGTCACGGCCTTGGGGCCGACCTTCATGCTCAGCTTGGGTTCGGTCACGTATCACACTCTCCTGGTCATCTGATGCAGCGGAATGACAACTGCCTTCGTCTTGGGCGGGTTCGGGGCCTTTGCCGCAAAGGTTGGCTTCAGCGGAGGCGAAACTGTGGTAGTGGGGCGATCCATCGGAGCGGGGACGAAGTGCCTGTTCCGGTTCTCGGTTTCGGCCAGCCGCCGGCGCAGCCACTCGATATGACGCCAGGCGGACTCATGGCCCGCCGACACGGCGCGCAGCTGCTCCTCCAGTTCTCTGACCTGCCGCGCCAGCTCATCCCGCTCGGCCAGTACAACGGCCAGAGGCGGGCTCTTGTGAGCCCGCCTCTTCTTCCTGGACCATCTCCAGATCACAGATCCTCCAGGATCACCACGGTCAGCCAGCCACCGAGCCAGCAGAGCAGCCACACGACCACGCCGACGATGGCGGCCATGGCGGTGTCCTGCGTGTAGCCATAAGTGAGGCCCCCGGAAAGTCCTCCGAGGGCCATGCCAGTCAGACACAAAGGCCAGTTCATGAGTCCTCCTCCCCGGGAGGGGGCGGCAGAAGTTCCATCAGGTCGACAGGTCGTGTGTTCTCAGGCGCTGCTCCCCCCTGATGGCAGGGGCAGGTGCACTTGGCCTCGCAGAACTTACAGGTGGCAGGTGTCTTCGATCCCGCCTGCCCCTCCCTGTTCTGGCAGTAGTCGTGACGGCCGTGGAGACAGCCGGTGGACAGATAATCGTGCGGCTCTCCCGCGTTCACTTCGCTCTCCTCAGCGGCGCCCGCGGCGCCGGTAGGGGCACCTCGTGCGGCTCTACAAACCCCCGGACCATGGCTATCGCCACGGCATGGGCCCCGTTGCGGGCCCCGAGCTGGCGATAGGTGTACTGGAGATGAGTCAGTACGGAGTTCCTGCCTATATGGATCTCGGCAGCGATCTCGTCCGTCGTCAGCCCGTTGGCCAGGTGACGCAGGATCTGGATTCTGCGCTCAGTGAGCGGCCTGTCAACGGGCAGGCTCACCGCCCGGCCTGCCGGTAGACGTGGTCCAGCTCGGCCGTGAGCCACTGCTGGAGGTCGAGGTAACCTCTCCCTCTGCCGTCCTCTATAAGGGCGCTCAGCGCCCCTCTGACGGCCATACTGGCGGCTCTCTCGGTGACGATGTGGGTGTTCGGTTCGGTGTCGCTCACGGTCTCCTCGCCCATCATTTCGGCTAGATAGTCGGATTCCACTCTCAATGAGGTGGGTGTGACCTCCATCAGTCCTCCTTGGTCCCGTTGATGGCTCGGGCGAGAGCCAGGAAGTGGCTCAGCTCCACCGACACGTACGGGCCTTTCCATCCGGAGTACATCTCCGCTGCGAACTCGAACAGGTCATGCAACGGCCAGCGGAGCGTTCGACCGATGGCCAGCCCGAAGGGCGGTTGCATCACCCTGTCGGCCGCCTTACGCAGTTCCTCAGCCGGGGATGAGGGCTCAGTCACCAGTCCTCCTCGGAATAGTCGCAGGACATTTCCTCGGCGTGCCATCGTCGGACGGTATCCAGCGCGGCGGCGATAGTGGGGAAAGTATGCCGCCGGGACGGCCCGAGGACGTAGGAGTAGACCTCCACGCCCTTGATTCGAAGGGGCTCGCCGTCTCGACGCTCGAAGTAGTTGTTGAGGTCGAGGCCGATGTAGCCCTCACTGCTTTTGCAGTAGCCGTCACTGTTGGCAAAGTAGTGCTCGTACGCCTCGTCCAGAAGGCGCTGGAGTTCCCGCAGGGCCTCCAGGTCACCCTGGAATGAGGGCTCGGAGGGCTTCTGCCCCTCCGGATCTCCAGAGGTCATTGGCGTCCTGTCCTTTCGGGTACCGGATGGGGCGTGCCCCAACTTCTTTGATGAGTAGGGACTTCAAGCCCCGGCCGGCGTCGTCCCGGTCGGCGGCCACATAGATGATCCGGAAGTCGTCCAGCGTGAGCTTGAAGTGGTCCTTCCACGCTTTCACGCCCGAAAGGGCAACGGCTGGGACTCCTGCCATCGTCCAGGCGATAGCGTCTATCTCGCCTTCACAGATGACCAGAAACTCCGAATCAGCCTTGAGGGCGGCCACGTTGAAGAGATGCCCTTCGTCGCCCTCGGGGCCGGTGTACTTCGGGCAGTAGACCGGCTTCCCCTTGCTGTCAGTGAACCAGACTGTCTCTTTGCAGACGTGGTTCTGGATGCAGCGGAAACGCAGGGCAACCGGACCCGAGGGGGTCAGGTACGGCAGGGCCAGCCTGCCGCGGAACGCCTCATGGCCGGTCATCGGGTCGCTAACGACGCCCAGGCGGAACATATTTGCGGCCGACTGGTCTATCCCCCTCAGCGCCAGGTACGCCTGGGCGCCGATATCTGCCGCCAGTGCGGCTTGGTATCTCGAAACCGAGGTCCCGAGAAAGAGTCTCTGCTCTAGTGAGAGCGTCTTCACGTGTGCAGCTCTCCATTGCCATGATCAGGTGGACTGCGGAGCCCCCCGCTCCGCAGGAGTGACAGAAGAAGACGCCCCGCTCCAGGTTGACTCGGAAGGAAGGGCGTCTCTCTCCATGAATGGGGCAGCAGGCTTGCTGCTCGCCCCAGCGCGAGCCCCGCAGCTCAACGCCGTAGTGCGCCAGGACGGGTTCGAGGGGGATTAGTACCCCTGTGCCTTGAGTAGGACTGCGGCTCCGAAGAGGTCCATACGCACCCACAGCGCCCCCTCATTGAAGAGTTCCTGCGCATCGCCAGCCCAGCGGAGCGCAGCGTTGATCTGATCGGCAGGCATGTAGGCATCCCATTGTGCAACAGGCTTCCGAGGGCGCTTGACGACCAGCAAGCACGCGCTGGCGAGGGCGTGTTTCTTCTCCGCGAAGGTCTCCCGCTGCCACGGCCCAATGAGCTGACGCTGAGCTGCCTTGACCTCCACGACCACGCCGGGAATCCCGGCCACGTCACCCTTGTCCTTGGCCCCTGAGAGGGCTCGGCGTTCCGCCGCCGGCCACCACTGCCGGAGATACTTCACGACCTCAGTCTCCGCCTTGGTGCCCTTCGCCTTGCTCTTGGTCATGAGTGGATGTCCACCACCGTGACAACGGTCTCGTCAGGCACTGAGGCCAGGTACTGCGAGTACCTGGCCTCGTAGTCCGCGGTCTTCTGGGAGCCGTTGTCGTCCCAGAATTCCCGGGCCACCCATTCCCCCTGGAGGGTCAGGAACCCGAAGGGCGAAGCGGGGAAGGTCTCCATGCCTCGCACCTCGGATGCGGCTGCCTTGTTGCGGCCGTCAAGATGGCCGTGCCACCGGCCACCCTCAGCCCACCAGTCCCACTCTCCGACCCAGTTGCCGTCATTGTTCTCGTGTTGGCGGAAGGGCTCTAGGGCCTCCTCGGCGCTCGCCCTCGGCTCCGTGAATACGTAGATCAGCAAATGCATTTCTTCTCCTTCGCGTCGCTCTTGGTGCTCACCCTTCCCCCAAGAGGTAATCGATACCCTGGACGGTCTCGTAAATGAGGTAATGCTCGGGGTAGAGGATGAAATCCTCTGCCCTGCGAAACAGCACCTCTTCAGTCATCCCGGTCCGGGCTATCAGCTCCTCACGCTGCTGAAGCAGCTCCTCACGGGTCCTGTGGATGACCGTGGGCAGTTCGTCATCGGTCACTTGCCCTCCCGTAGGATCTCCTGCGCCACGTCCCGCTGGAACACGGCCCTGATGACAGCCTCCTCGCGCTCGGTGGAAAGTGTTTGCAGCGGCAGGGCCACCATGAGGCGCCTGCCGAACAACGCGATGGATTCCACCTGATACACAACTCGCTTAACCGGGGCAAAGACGTCCGCATGCGCGCCCTCTTCGACGTGTGCCACCTCAAAGACACGCTCTCTCGTGGTCACCCATTCGCCGTCTTTCGGGCCGCCGATCAGAAGAACTTGGTTGCTCACCACAAGCACCTCTTGACATGAGTCAGCGCGAGGTCAAACGCCTCGCGCCAGCTGGCCTGCGGATACCCATACTTGGGTGCGGAGCGAGGTCGCCCCGGGCATCGGTGCTCTGAGGTCCAGTACGGACCATCCTTGTAGACCTTGACTCTCTCGCGCTCCGGCGCTGGGAGTTCGAGGTCATGCCCCAGCAGGGGCAGGCGGTGAATGTCAGCCATCCTCGGACTCCATCACCTTCAACAGAGCCTCCAGTTTGGCCGTGGAGGGCTTGCTGTAGCCGAAACGGAGGGCTATACCGAACTCCTTCAGGCGGTCCTCCAGAGCGGCAGCACGCTCCCTCTCGGCCTCGATTTCCGGAGTGGTGAGCCACATTCCATAACCGAACATGCGCTCATTGAGTCCCCCATCGCTCATTCGAAACGGCATCGGTCGGCCGTACTTCCGCACATGAACCAGCGTGCGACCGACCTTGACGACGGTGACCTCATCGAGTTTGGGGCCATCACGCAAGAGCAGCGTGTCACCGACCTTGACGTTCTCCTTGCTGAATAGCGCCGCCATCAGCCCACCTCCACCGTTTCCATCTTGTCCAGCTCGCCTCTACTGAAGGCGAGGGGCAGCCGCTCCGAATCAAACTCCTCGTCCAGCATCACGCCGTAGGAGTCCCATCGGTCCGGGCCGTCAAGCACGGTCCCGGTGATGCCGTACATTTCCAGTGCGCACCACTTCTCAGTGGTGACTATGGTCACCCGGTCTCCCGGGCTGAGTTCACCCATTGCGCACCTCTGGGTCGATTAGGTCGGCCACGGTACGCATCCACCTGACGCACTTCCCGCCCCGCGCAGGGTGGAAGGTTTCGCCTACATTGGCGTGCTCTCGGAGAGACTTGGCGCTCGGCGGGACAGGGACGACTATCACACCGAACCGCCCAATAAGGCGGTTGATAAACTTCACGGCTTCACCTCCGGGTCAATTAGGTCGGCATGCCGGTTGGCATAGTCCGTCGCGCTCCCGTAGCGGATGTGCCTCGTGTCCGCCCTGACCTCCTCCGCCAGCTCGTGGGCGAAAGCGTCGATTGCAGCATCGATCTCCGCATTGGACCACTCGCCATCAGGCGCAGGGCTCGTGGTCATCATGACTGCCAGCCTGTCTCGGGCGCTCATGACAGCTCCTTCCACAGCGCAGGGAGAATGCCGGTGGTGTCCGGGAGGCAGCAGTCATCCGTTCTAGCGATGATGCGCTGGAAGACGACGCCCTTGTCCAGTCCGAGCTTGGTTGCCATCTGGACGACTGGCGTCAGGTTCTCCAGCACGGCCACACCGTGATCCACCTCTTCGGCCACGCAGTCAGCCTCCTGGGCCAGGTCTAGCCACGCCTCGAATTCCTCTTCGTCGTTTCCGAACACGTCACATCCTCCATATCCGTGTGTCTATTCCGGCGCCCATGGCTCTCTCGGCGCAGTGAGATGCGCCCTTGCTGTTGTCCTTGATGAACGCCAAGCAGACGTCTGCGCCCTTGTCCACCATCAGTTGATTGCGGGCTGGCCCGGCCTTCTTCCCGTGCCGGGTCCAGTCGGCCGGGTGCTTCTCCTCCATGCCGCAGCGCGTAGCCCTGCACCACTCAGACGCCGCAGAGTCGGCCCCTGTGGGGCATGCGCCGTGGACCACAAGCAAAGGCCCTCCGGCCTCTTCGTAGAGGCTCCAGAGGGCCATAGAAACGGTCTGCGGACGGGGCCAATCTCTTGACCCCGTCAGGAGAATCCTCATCGATGCTCAATCTCCCCGCACAGCTCACAGGCCCGGTAGTAGCCACCCTTGCGGGGCTCATATGTCCATGGCCCCCACTTGTGCTCAAAGACACCACCGCAGAGCATCATTCCTCCGCGGTGGTGATGAACAGGCCGACGAAGTCGCGGAGCGAGCTGACCAGATCCGCGACCTGCGTCATCTCCCCATCGGTGAAGAGGAATTCATCCGCCAGCGGCGTCAGCTCGAACGGAATGGGCTCGTCGGGGCTCATTCCGCGACCTCTTGCCACGCCTCATAGGTGGATGACTCCAGCTCTCGCGTGTCCTGAACGCCCGCCACGGGCGCAAGCGCCGTGGCAGCAGCCAGGGCCAACGTCGCGTGCACCTGCGCCATCTGGGCATTCACCATCGCCCATTCGACATCGCCAGACTCGTTAGCGCGCCGAAGGGCTCGTTCCGCCTCGCGGTAGTGCTCAGTTCCCCTCATCCCTCTTCGCCTCTCTCTTGGCCTTCTTCCGCCGGGTACCGGCGCTGCTCTTTCGGGGTCTCCCCGTGGGGTTCTGGCCTATCGGGTCACTCATCGCAGCCAACTCCACAGGAGGGCGGCCCACAGGCCGCCGCTGGCAATGACCCAAGGGATCAGCCTGACCCAGCTCTCTCCGGTCATGACTCGACCTCTTCGACGATCGGGATGAAGCCGGGAATTCTCTGCATCTCGGCGGCGTACTGTTCGGCCGCCTCTTCGGTGTCGAACTCCTTCGGGTTCTCGGCGACCATGCCGAAGCAGTAGATCTTGACTCGGTACTTCACTCTTCCCCCTCTTCCTCGTTGTCGTAGTAGGCCCCGGCATACGCCGGGTACTGCGGGGCCACGTAGTCCCCGACGAAAGCCCTGTCGGGCTCAATGGCCATACGGAAATGGCTGTCCGCCTGCGGGTCGCTCTTCCCGTGCCGGTTCTTCACGGCGGTGACCTGCAATTGGTTCTGCCAGTCCACGCCACAGGAGATGATGACCTCCGGAAGGGCATCCAATTTCCCCTGGATGTCGCCTTTCTTGGGGCAGGGGCTCTTGGCCCTGTCTGCGGTCGCGTGAGTGACCACTAGGACGTGACAGCCGGTTTCCCTGGCAAGGGCCTTGAGCTGCCGCAGAACGGCTTTCTGCATGCCCCATTCGCCCTCGCCCTCCGAGTGCCACACGTCGGAGAGGATGTCCACGAGAACCTGATCCGGGTAACGCCCCTCCGTCTCGTAGTGGGCGTAGAGGGAGTTCCATATGTGATTCAGGTCCAGCTGGGGAGCGAAGTCCCAGCGGATGAAGTCGAAGGGAGCGATGGCCTCCTGAAGACGCAGCGGCTCACGCTGGCGCCATGAGCGGGTGACCGTGTACGGCTCACCCGTGGAAAGGGCTGCCAGCCGGGCGGCCACAGTGTCTTCGTCGGAATCGGTACTGAATGCCAGCGTCGGCAGGCGCATATTGACCAGCGCATTCAGGGCGATCATCGTTTTGAAGGAGCCCGAGACGCCGAACAGGAGGGACAGGGAGGCCCGGTGAAATCTGATGTATCGCTGGGCCCACGTCTGGAACGGCGCGGGGAGGGGAGCACTGGACTCCCCTCCCCGAGTCACGCTCCGTGAGAGCGTGCGCATCCGTTACGCAGGCGTGGGGGTGAACTGGGCAAACGCCTGCGCCACCTCAGGCGCGCAGTACCAGGACTTCACGGCCTTCTGAAAGGACACCTGACCGCCGTTGTTGGGGTCGCCCTTGCGGATGTTGTACTGCGCCACGATCGCGTCGAACGCGCCCTTCTGCGGGAAGGGGACGTTCAGCTTCATCCAGCCAGGGGGGACCATGGCCCCACCCTGCGGGGCTCCCGCCTGCTGCCACGGAGGCTGCCCCTGGTAGGGCTGGTTCGGCTGCTGGCCGCCGTTGAAGCCACTGTTCTGGTACTGCTGCTGCATCGCCTGCTGGAATCCCTGACTAGTCGCCTTGGCGCCGTCCCAGGTCCGCTGGAGTTCGGCCGCCACGCCAGCAACGGCCTGAGTGGCGGCGAGCAGTCCGGCCGCAGAGTTGCTGCGGATCACCAGCATGGAACCGTCGCTGAGCTTCGGGCTCCAGGTGAACACGTGGTTGTGCGGATTGCTCGGCAGTTCCGGGTACGACGGGGAGTCGTCCCCGGTCCAGGCGTCTCCGTCGTCGGGAGAGTCGGCTCGCTCAACGGAGTAAGTGGTGTCCTGCGGGGTGCTCATGCTGCTCCTATTCGTGGAACGAGAAAGGCCCCGCTTCTGCGGGGCCTGGGTGGTGGTCTTTTTCGGTTTCGAGGGGGCGAGGATGACTGCGCCTAGCTGGCGCTGGAACATCGCCACGGCCTCACGTTGCGAGGGCATTAGCCTGCGTGCTCCGGGTGGTCCGGGTCGCTACCCGCGGCCAGCTCTCCGCCGGCTGCATAGCAGTGGCCCCTGAGGTCGCAGACGTTGGTGCACCAGCCGTCATCGCTGGTGTTCGCAATGAACACGCCGCCCTTCACGGCGGTGGACATCTGCCCGAAAAGCCCTCCGGCGTACTCCGGCGTCCACTTGGTGAGGTTCTGGTTGTGTATGTAGAGACCCGGAGCCTTGCCGTTCCGGCGACTCCTGTTGTCCCGGGTCCGGAACGTGGCCCCGAGATCAGCCACGGCCTTGAACTTCTGCGCAATCAGGGCTCGATAGGTGCCGAACTGGAGGTCAGTCCCCATAGATGAACCGCTCTTGAAATCCACGATCCAGAGAACCCGGTTGACGGTGTCCTCGAAGACGCGGTCAACGAACGCCTTGATCTCCAGATCGCATCCGGGCAGATAGCCGGACACATCCAGCTCAATGGCCGGCTCGCCGTCCGGCGTCGTCCATATCTCCCAGCTCGGAGAGCGGAGACGCCAGTCGATGTACGAACGGCACATGACCGGGCCGTTGGTCTGCCACCAGTCGTAACCCTCGGAAGACATGCGCTTGACGCGCCACTTGGATTGGTCGGGCTCAACCTGCGCCGCCCAGTCAATCTCGGACTCCAGGGCGCCGGAAAACGCGCTCCGCAGTGCCTCGTCACCCCAATTGGGGGCCCCGTGTTCGCGGAAGAGGTGGTCCCACACCTCCAGGACGGAATGCACGGCGTTCCCGCCGATGTTCCACCACGCTGGAGTTCCCCGGATGCCTCGGACTCTGCCGAGCTGGTATGCCTTACCACACTTCTGCCAGGTGCTCATAGAGCTGTAGCTCAGATGCTTGATCTCACGCGGCCCTGCGCCGCCGGCGGGGACGGATGCGGTCGTATTCGGCACGGTCCAGCTTCTCCTTTAGCGGAGGGTCAATGTACTTGGCGTAGATGCGCACATGCTCCCGACGCACCCAGGCGTGGGAGTGCCCTCGGCCCGAGGCGACAGAGGCGTAGTAGTAGGTCTCATCCGGAGTGACGCCCCGGATGTGGGCGTCCTTCATTCGGCCGCCCTGCCACACCCAGGCGTGTTTCGTGCCCGGGTTCTCCGGCCAGTCCAGCACTCGGGTAATCGCCCCCTCGGGGGGCGCTGGAGGGAGTTTGCGGGGCAGGCTGCGCTTGTGCTCGGCAGCCAGTTTCTGAGCCACCCATATCAGTAGCCCGGTGCGCTCCTGAACGCGCGTCCAGCGTCCGCTGGCGGCGTAGAGCTGGTGACACAGTCGCCCCCACGCCAGACGGCGGTCAACGGGCCATGTGGCGACAGAGGCGGCTACCTGCCTCCGCCGTGCCCTGCGCTCCCACTCCGCCCGGCCACCCCAGACCCCGTAGGGCTCACCCAGGGTGTCCCGGCGGCACTCCAGCATGACTGGGCAGCGGGCGCAGAGTTCCTTGGCTCGCTCCGCAGCTGCGATAGCCGGCTTGGAGGGGGGGTTGTCGGGCCCTGTAGGCCCAGTCGGGAAGAAGGTGTTCAGCGCCTCACTGGCGCACGCCTTGTCGGGCCGCCACATCCACCGTCTCTCAAGATCAATCAGCATATTCACCCCCTCTGAGGCATGAAGAAGGCCCCCGGTCTCTCCGGGGGCCGTGGTGTTTGTGCTGGTCAGGCAGTCAGGGTCAGGGTGAGTTCTGAAGTGAGTTTTCGGAACGAGGCGGAACCGCCGGATGGCCGCGCACCTGCACAGTCTGCTGCCGGGCGTCGCCGTCAACACGGATACCGAACCGGGTCCTGACCGCGGCGCGTTCCTCATCGGGACCGAGCGCTACCGGCTGGAGAACGGCTCGGTCGAGCACGTGCTGCTCGCCCGCCTCACCGCCGGGCAGCAAGGCAGGCCGGTGTTCCTGGCCTGCGGCCAGCGGTCGGTCACCAACCAGGCGGCGACCCGCTATCTCGCCAAGCACCACACGAAACTGGCCAGGAAGCACGGCTCGGGCGGCAACTTCTGCCTGCTGCTGAAAGTCGTCAACTCGCAGGCGTACGGCCCCGACGTGGTCGAACTCGTCAAGGACGTGACCCGCGCGGCCACCACGGCCCAGCCGAAGCTCACCACCAGTAAGGATCTCTGA